ATGAAACCGCCACAAAAAGCAAAGGAGCAAGGGACCCGTTCGCTGAGCGGCGATCACGTCATGTCGTCGAGGAGAATGGTGCTGCAAGAGAGGATTGAACTCTCGACCTCTCCCTTACCAAGGCAGTATGCGACATTATACAACTCCTTATTTTGTTGAGTGTTTCTGCTTCACGGGCGACCATACACCCACATTTCACCCACTTTTGAGGCTTGGCAGCGCGTCGATCTCGGCCCGCATGTTCTCGGTATTGACGTGAGTGTAGCGTGAAACCATGCGTTCTGATTTCCATCCACCTGCCTGCTTTAGCGCGAGCAAATCCCGATGTTTCTGGTAGTGCCATGTCGCCCAAGTGTGTCGACAGTCATGTGGTCGGAAATGTTCAATCCCGGCCCTGCGGCAGGCCGCTCCAAAGGCTCGGGCGATCCGGGTTCCCGCCGAGGTGTCGGCCTCGTCCTCATCGTCCGGGCGCGTATAGGGAAGCCCGTCGAGTCGCCTGAAGATTTCTCCGTCGCGGTGCGGGAGTGTGGCGAGCGCCGCGACGGCTTCAGGATGCAGCGGGAGACCTCTCGGCTCGCCGTTCTTCGTTCTTTGAAAAGCGACGTGCGCCCTTGCCAGGTCCACATATCGCCAATCGAGCCAGAGAGCCTCGCCGACACGCGCGCCTGTGTAGAGCAAGAAAACAACGAGCGGCCGAAGCGACGGATTGCAGGCGTCCACGAGCCGCCCTGCCTCACTTGGCATCAGCCAGCGCGGCTCGCGATCCGTCTCCTTGCGGCGTCTGATCTTGGTCACAACACCGGCGGATTTCAGAACCGCGCTCATCGGCGCGAAGATTTGACGGTTGAGGGTCGCCGGGGACCGGCCGGGAAGCAGGCGGCGCGCTGCTTCGTCAATGTCCTCTTGGCGGATTGCGTCTATGGGTCTATCGCCGAAAACATCGAGCAAAGGCAGCAAAAACCGCCGCTCACCCCCAATCTCGATGTAGCTCACGACTGCCTCTGCGAAGGACGGGGAAGGGGGATGACCGAGCACGGCCCCTTTGACGTGGCGTTGCGTGATTTCCGTGATGCGGGCGGTAAGGAGCAATTCGGCCTGGGGGCGCTCAGGAGTTCCCGTGCTTTCTTCAAGCTTGCAGCCGAAGAGCGTCCCCCGGATGCGCCAATTTTTGTCCCGTTTGCGGCGATAGAGTTTGAGCATCGTCCGGCCTCAATCAGGGCGAGGATATCCGCGTCGGTGAAACGGCGCGTTTTGCCAATCTTAGTGCCAATTCCGTGCTTGCGCGCGTGGTCGCTGAGAGCGCGGACGCTCATCCCAAAATGGGCCGCCACCTCCTCGGGCGTGCGCAAATTCGGCAGGGTCACGGCGCGCCCCCGCTCTGCCCTGGGGCCGCGTCAGATCCCAAGGCGACCCAGTTCGACGGCATGTGATATTGGTCTCCGCCCGGGATCGGCGCTTCGTTCTCCAGGCGGCGCACATCGTTGGGAGAGTAAACGCCAACCTCTCGCGCCAGCCTATAGGCTTGAAACCTAGTGTTCATGTCGCCGCGCAAAAGTTCCGAGAAATCGTGTCGCAGGAAGTATTGGCGGCGACCTGCGTCGGTCAGAAGGCAGCGCGCGAGGGCGCTCTCGATCCGAGCCGCAAGGGGCGCAAGGCAGTTGCGCACAAGCGCAAGAGCTTCCTGTTCGGTGTTGCTGTAGGTGCTCTTGTCCGTGATGCCGACGCTTGTCGGCGGGCAATCGTAAATGCGGGCGATCTCTTCAATCGAAAGCTTGTAGCTCTCTAGAAATTGGGCGTCATGCGGCGAGAAGCTCAAGTGTTCATATTTTGCGCCGCCGTCCAGGATCATGAGCCGTCCAGCGTTTTCAGTTCTCGCGAAGAGCGAAGCGGTCGACTCCCGCAGTTGCTTACGCTGTTCGGTGGTCAAATTGTTGGGGAAGACGAGAATTCCGCCAGGCTGTAACTTATTCTCGGTCAGCGCCTCGGCGGTTTCCGTGTGCGCCACGGCGAGCCCAACCGTGCCGCGCGCAGAGTGCAACGGGGAGAGGCCATAAACATTGTTCCGGCTGGGGCCGCGCACGTGTAGCATCTCTTCTTGCAGAAGAACCCAGACGCGGCCCGTGAAGTCAGTGGCGCGATAGCGAAGGCGACCGTTTGGCAAACGCTCGATCGCCACCATCGTCGGCGCGAAGGGATGGAGCGCCACCACCTGGCCCCTATTATTGCGCTCTATGCGCGCGTAGCCGTTCCCATACAGATCGTGACATCTGACTAGGTAATCGCGAAATTCATTGGAGCTTTGGTATTCGTTTGGACGCGAGTTGAGCACGTCAAAAAGTGGGTGCTCTTCAGCCCGTTCGGCGTTTGACGGCCCAATGTTGCGGTGGACAACAAGGGGGACGCTGGCAAGCCCTTGGGCGCGGCGCGAGACGCAAGCATAGGCCACGCCCAACGCCGAAACCACGCCCTCGGGCGAAGCTGTCCCGCGCCCGCGCCCGTCATAAATGGCCCCAAGATATGCGTCGCCGGTGGCGTCGCGTTTCTCAATTCCGAAGAATTGGCCTATGCGGCCCCAGGAGAAGCTCATTGGCAACCTCGCAGCGTTTCGAGATAACGACGCGCGAGGTCGCGCGGCGCGGGGCCGCGCTGGTGCGCAGCGCGGGGCTCTACGATCGTCCCATCGTAGGCGGGCCACGCGGACACAACGGATATTTCGTGCAGCGTTACGGCCCGCAGCTCGCGGAGGTCGCCGGACCAGGCGTCGCCGCCGGCTTCCACCGTGAAGCCGAAAGACATGCCCCCGAGGTCGCCGCGCTCGGCGAGAGCGAGGATGTCGTGTGCCGCTTGCGTGTCCGGTAGGTCGATCGCGAAAGCAAGGCCGCGCGTGTCCTCGGAAAGCCGCAGCGTTCCGCTCTTGGTCCGCCCAAGCACACGTGCCGGATCGTGATCGGCGAGCGCAAGAATGTCGCGCCCGCTCGCGAGAGACGCGGTGAAAGCCCCCGGCAGGATCGTCTCGCCGAAATCGGCGATGCGCGTCTTGGTTCCGAAGGTCGCCGCAAGACCCTCCAGGCGGCGCGGATTGCTCCGCGCGGCCCGGATTTCCAGTGGGAGGGCGCGCCGTTCGATCTTCACGCTATCGCGTCCACGATCGCCGCGAAGCTTTCCACGTGCCGCACAGCAATATCAGCGTCAAGAAAAGCGTGAACGAGCACGCCGCCCTTGGACGCTACATCTTGGTGGTATGGGTTGACCAGAATATCGACGCCAGACCAGTAAGCGATGAACAAGTCTGACCAGGCGCCATAAATTATGGCGCTCAGATCTGTGCCAGTCCCCTTCGTAAGATTGCTCGGCACCTGGTTGCTGAATGAAACTGGCTCATTCATGAAAAACTTATCGAGACCAATTGGATTGCCTTGCCCATCCATCCAGATATTTGCCAGCTTCCGCACCTTAGCGTTGGTGAGGAAAGAGCAAGGCGCGTTGACGTTGGCCACGTCCGTCAGGGACATGAGTGTCGCCATATCCGTCGAACCGGGAACATCGCCGTTCGGTGAAGATGGGCGTGCGTGGATCGACAGGCCGGATGTGGCGAGAACGCCGGTAGGCTCATTGCTGCCGCCGCCCTTGATCGCCGCCTTGTCCAATCCTGCGGCCAAAATCCAGGAGAGATCGTTGCGCAGAATACCATCGATCGCCGGATCACTTTGCAGCATCAGTCGCCGGCTGAATTGCGTCTCCGCTGAAATCGTCTTGGGGGCCAGGCTGACTTTGTCAAAGGTCTGATCCGTGCGGGACGGCGCGCCGTCTTCCGCGACCCACGAGGCCGTCGCCGAGGCGGTGAGGCGCGGGATGTCGACATTGCCCGTGAGGCCGCCGAGCACGGTCGCGCCGAGCTGCTCGACCATCAAAGATGGCCGCAAGCGATCGATAAAGGCTTCAGACATCAGCTCGGTCGCTTTGAGCGCGCCGGCGCTGCCGCCTGTCGTCATCGCGCGACGCTCGCCGAGCAGCACTTTCACCGGGATCATGATGCCGCGCGCCTCGCGGCCTTTCGACAACTCAGCGTGCATCTCGCCCTCAATGCCATCGAGCCGCCCGGCGAGCGAACCGCGAATGGCGCGGGCGACAGAGTAGTTGCGCAGATCGGACGAATTCGGGCTGCCGTGAACGGGCTCGGCGTCGGCGATGCGCTCATAGGCTTCCACCTTGCGGGCGCGGGCGACCTTTGCGTCCAGCACCTTGACTTCGCCGTCCAGCGTCTCGAAACGCGAGCGCTCTTCGTCGCCGAGCGTTCCGGTCACTTCCTTGGCGACAAGCGCGCTCATCTCGGCGATGAGCGCGCTACGCTTCTCCATCAAATCCGGCAGCTTATGCATGATAATTCCTTCCATCAGTGGGACGGGCGCGCCTCACGGCGGGCCACCACCCGCGCAAGCGGGCGATTGCTGAAATCGCGCATTTCAAACACTCTCGTCCGGCGAGAGCGACTGCGCGATGCGATAGAGTGTCGGGAAACCAAAGCCAGCTCCGACGCGGCGGTCCTTGGCCCCAGCTCCATAAAAACCGGCTTCTTGCCGTTCGGGGTCAGGGAGGAACGTCGTAATAAAATCTGTCTCGAGCTGTCCGGCGACGTTACGCCAAAGCACCACCTCCGCATGGTAGCGCTTGAGGGTGACTTCGACGCCGGCAAAGCTGCCCGTTTCGACCATTCGAAAAATTAGCGGGGCGCGCTGTTCGCCATAGGTTTCGAAGACATATTGGCGCAAACACAGCGACAAATCCGGCGCGCCATCGATTAGCGCCTCCAGCGCCTCTCCAAATGTCCTAGCCTCTGCGACATTCTTGATCGCGATCGGAAGCTGAGAAAACCCCTCGCAGTTCACGCCTGAATAAGGCGTCTCGTTCTGGCGCAAGCTTCTAAATCGATCGATCGCGAGCGGCCCCTCTTTCGGCGCGTCAGCGCCATTCAGGGCGAGAAGGAGATTAGCCGCCTCGCGCGCCGTCATTTCCGATGCGCCAGAGCCTCGCTTCGTGGTCGGGATATAGCCGGCTTCACGAATTATTCTGGCGACGTGATCGATAGTTGCCCGGTCTCTGCCGTCAACTTCGGCGATCGCGTCTACAAGTGCAGGAAGCTTGGCCATGATTTTCTCCCGGTTCTGAGTCTTGCCCAGAACAGGGGCGCGCGCAAGCCGTTCTGAGTCACGCGCAAAACGAATTCCTGTGGATAACTAATTGGAGTATCAGCCGAGGGCCTGAAGTGAGGTCGCTGGATGCGCCCTCAAAGGTAAAGCGCTCGCTACCCGATGACCCGATCTACAACAGCCGCAAGAAACGCGGCGAGCCGCGCCCGCCATAGGGCGCGCGTCACCCGCCACCGCGCGAAAAGGCGATCAATGGCGCTGCGAAAGGTGGTCATTTCTCTCCCCGTTCGGCTTCGAGCTGCGCACTGACCTCGGTGTAAAGCTCCCTGATTTTGCCGACGAGTATTTCGGTCAGAAGGCTTAGAGGCTCGCGCTCGCAGGGCTCCATAAACTCCGCGCCGTTAGTCGCCATTTCAAGAGCGCGGGCGTGGGTCAGGAGATTGCTAAGGCGGTCGGCTAGTTCAACGGTGGAAAGGGGCTCATCCATTTATGCCTCCCGCGTTTTCGCGCTCATTTGTGGCGAGGTTTTTTGATCTAATCGCTTCGTAAAGTTCGGCGGATTTCTCGGCGATGTCGGAGGCGATCCGGGCGATGCCCCGCAACTCGTCGCTGTCGGCCCAAGAGACGCTGTCGACCATGGCGTCGAAGAGGAACGCGAAGCCGGCGGTGCGCTCTTTTTGGAGTATTGCGAGCTCGCTGACGCTAGCAGTTTCAGCTTCCGTCGCTTCGACGCGCGCCTCTTTTGTGATGATATCAATCACGGACATTGCGCCCTCCCCGGATCACGGCGACGGCCTTGACGGTCTCGGCGGCCGTGAAGGCTAGCCACAAGAGCATGAAGGGGGCGAGAAAATAGAGGGCGGCGGCGGTTTGGTCTGTCATTGGGCATGCCTTCGGCGTTCGCCGGGAAATCGCTTTTCCGGCATTGGTTGGCGTGTTACAAATCGTGTCTACAGCCTGATTTATGCCGACAAAAATCAGGCTGTCAACCTGAAACAGGTTTTAGACATGAAAATCGAGGCGGTGCAGTCAAAAATGGCCCGAGTTGCGCTCGGCCTAACTGGAAAGGAACTTGCTGAATTGGCTGGAGTATCGTTGGACACGATCAATAGGCTTGAGGCCGGCGAAGAGCTTAAAGAGAGGACCTTAGTCGCAATCCGCACCGCCCTTGAGGCGGCCGGCGTCGAATTCATCGAGAAAAACGGCGGGGGGCCGGGCGTGAGGTTGAGAAATGGATAGACTTGAGCTTGAAGCGACAACACGTGAGCTTCGATCGATTTTGGATAAACAGCCGCAGGATATTTCGCAGATGTCCCTCGACAGAGCGAATAAACTACTTTCTTCAATCTCGGCTCAATTGCCACCTGATTGGGCAAGCGAAATAGATCTTGCGAAAGACGCAATCAACAAGATGGCCGGGGGACCAAACCAGCGCGTCAAGAATTGGCAGAGGGCCTTTGACGCTGTTTACGGGCTAGACATGCGCGCGAGTATTTTCAAATCAGCTCAATCATAGGCGTCCATTCGGGCTCCTTGCCGTGGCGGACCGCCACGGCAAGGGCCATAGCCATGGCGACAAGCCCGTCGATGCGCCCGCGCGAGCGGGATTTATCGAGCTTGCGATTGCCCGCCGGATCGGCCGTCGCTACGGCGTTGGTAGCGTTCCAGGTCAGAATTGGGTGACCGCCGTGGCGCAACCGCCTCTCGACGATAAGACGTTCGATAAGATCGACGGCCGGCGCCATGTCCTTGAAGCCCTGGCCGTAAGCTTCCAGCGGGATTTCAGCCCCCGTCTCGGCTAGCGCCCGTTTGAAATCATCGATCCGCCAACGGTCGAAACCTATCATCCGCAGGTCATAGACTGCCGCCAGCTCGGCAACCTTGGCCGCAATGAAGGCCGGATCGATCGTCGCGCCCGGCGTCGTGAGCAAATGCCCCGACATTTTCCAGGCGAGATAGGGAACCTTGTCTTCGTCCTCGCGCGCCCTCAGGTTATCGCCTGGAAGCCATAGGAAGGGCAGCACATCGAAACCGCCCGCGTCGTCTGGGAAGGCCAGGACAAGCGCCGTTAGGTCGCGAACGCTCGAAAGGTCGAGGCCCGCGAAGCACGGCCGGCCGCGCAGCGCCTCGGGGGCGGCGGGCGGAGGGCAAGCCATCCATTCCGAGGCCGTGAGAAAGTGGCGCTCGCCGGAAACGCGCTGGTTGAGGATGAGGTTTCGAAATGCCGGTTCCTTGGCAGGCATTCGGCGGGCCTGTTCGGCCTGGCGGCGCACTTCGTCCATCGACAGGAAGTCGCCGAGCGCCGGATTGGCCAGAAGCCAGCTTTCCTCCGCCCATGGATCGCCTTCCGGAGGCGCTGTGTAGAAATAAAGCTTGAAGCTCGGATCGTTGATTGCGCCCGATTGCACCTTCAAGCCGTAGTCTATGAGGCCGGAGAGCGGCGCTACGTCGCTGGGGGCTTGTGTCGAGATAACCATCAGCAGCGGTGACTCGCGCGCGCCCATGGCCGTGTCTAGCGCGTCGTAGAGGTCACGGGACTCGGCTTGGCCTAATTCGTCGTAGATGACAAAGCTCGGCGAGAGGCCCAGCTTGGTTTTGGCGTCGGCGGAGAGCGCGGCGTAAATCGAGCCCGTGCGGAAATCCTCAAGCTGCTTGGTGAAGCGCGTCACGTTGATGCGCGCGACAAGCAGGGGGTGGCGTTCGGTCATCGCCACCATTTCGTTGAATATCTTTGCGGCCTGAAAGCGGTCGTTCGCCGCGCTGTAGACTTCTCCGCGCTGTTCGGCTTCAGGCCCCGCGAGATGGCAGAGGGCGAGGGCCGCCGCGATCGCGGTTTTGCCGTTTTTGCGGCCGAGCGACAGGACCGCTGTCCGAACGGGCCGCGCGCCCTGCTCGTCTTCGGCGTAAATCTCGCCGATGATTTCCTTCTGCCAGTCCCGCAGTAAGAACTGTTTTCCGGCGTGGCGGCCGGCGGTGATTTGCAAGCTCTCGACGAAGGCAATCACGCGCTCGGCGCGGGAGAGGCCCGGCGCTTCCCATGCCGGCGCCTGGGGGCGCGGATCATGGTTGCGAAAGTTGAACAGCGTCGCACCTTCCGCGCTGTTCGTATCCGCTTTTGCGATGGGCTTTGCGCCCGGCCCTCTGAGGCCCATTTTTTCAAGCCTTTGTTTTGGTGGTAGATTTAACTAAGTCTATTCCTATGTTCCCCATCGGTCCCGCTCCCCCTCTTTCCCGTCCTTCGAGGGGGTATCCCCCTCGGAGAGGAACGGATGCGCGTCGTCGATCGGCAGCCCGTTCACGTCGCAGCCCTTGAACCTCACGCCCTTGCCGCCCGCGCGATCGACGGCGGCTGTCTTCGTGTTGTGGCAGGCGTGACACATGCTCATTAGGCCGGCGAGGGACGGGAACGCCTCGCCGCCGCTTGAGATGCTCACGCGATGGTCGACCGTGTTCGCGGCAACGATGTCGCCCCGCCGCTCGCACGGCTCGCACAGTGGCGTCTCGGCGAGCTTTGCCCTGCGCAGGCGCTGCCACGCGGCGGTGTTGTAGGGCCAGTCAGCCATTCGATCCCCCTAAGCCGCACGTGCGCAGGACGGGACGTCATAGCCGGGAGGCCATGCCGCCGGGCGCGATAGCGAGAGATTTCGGATACCGTTCCGGTGCTCATAGTCGCGCCAGGCCGCAAGGTTCTTCGTGTCAGGGCGCAGGAACCAGCTCCCGTCAGGTTTCTGTAAAACGCCGCTATTTGTCGCCGACGGGCCGGCAGCGACTTGGCGCGGGGCTGGGCGATGAGCCGCGTTGCTGGCGGCTTCCCCATTCCGAATGCCCAATTGGGTCTCCCAGATGCGACAACGCAGGTAGGTTTGCGGCGCTGCCACCGGCAGCCCTCGCGCCTTTCGGTCAGCGACATAGCTGGGGGCATGGGCCAGCACCTTGCGGCGTTCATCGGATCGAAGCCCCCGGAAGTAGCGCATGGCCTGGCAAGGGTCGGCGTCGCCGAACGGATACGCCCGTTCGAATTCGTCGAAGCTCGGCCCCGCGTCGGGCGTCACGTCGCTGGGGGATTTAGGGGGTATTTTGTTATATTCATTCTTTAGTCTTTTGACAGGCCGGTTTTCAGTCTGTCTGTTTTCCAGGCTTTCTGAGCCCTCACAGACGGCCGGGTTTTCAGGCTGTCTGAAATCCTGCGTCGCTTGCGCTTGCGCGGCTTCGTTGGAGCCGTCCCGTTCCTCGGAAATCTCCCAGCGCTTACCCCTCAGCCGGCCGTCCTCATGAATGGCCCGCAACCGAGCATGGCCTGCATCGCGCAGCTCGTTCATGATGCGCTGCACTTTATCGCGCCCGCATCTGAAGTGCGTGGCGAGCTGCTGGATTGAAACGGTCCAGTCGTCGGGGCGGCTTAACAGGTGCGAAAGCATCCCGATTGCCTCCAAGGTGAGATATCCGCCTGAGAGGATACGGTTATCGATGGACGTGAACCGCTGGCGGCGCGGAAGCCGAACGATGGAAATGGAGGCCGCGTTAGACATTGGCCGCCTCCACACGCTTAGCGAGCTGTGAGAGCCGGCCGGCGATTTCATGCTTGGCGGAAAGCAAGGCCTCAGGATTTGACCGCAGCGGGCCTGGCCCGCGCCGCAGCTCCCTCGCAAGCTCGCGAAGCTCCGAGGCGATTGACAGACGCTCGCCGCGCGGGCAAGGATTCGCGCTGAAGGCGAGCGCTTTCACATCTTGTTTTGCGCCGTTCCGGGGACCAGCCGGGACGGCGTTTTCTTTTTCCGCATCGTGGCGCTGGCCATGGGGCGCGTGACCAGACCGAGAACGCGCTACCCTGATTTCACCCAACTTATTCCGGGTTTTCGCGCTCTGTTCCGTTCCAAAGCGTTGCGAACCGTCACTTTGCGTCGCGCTAAGTGCACTGAATTTGCTGGGAAAAGGTGGTGCTGCAAGAGAGGATTGAACTCTCGACCTCTCCCTTACCAAGGGAGTGCTCTACCACTGAGCTACTGCAGCGCGGGGTTTCCTGCGGCCGCCGGCCGCGTGGATGAGCGCCTTGTGCCA